TTCACTTATGAAACTCAGCCAGATGGTGATGCGGCATGGGATTGATATACAGGTGAATAGCATCTGTGGTTGCTCTGTTGTTTCCCGTGCGCGTAACGTCATTGCAAAACAGTTCTTGGAGTCTGATTGTGACCACCTGATGTTCATTGACGCGGACATGACGTTTGAGCCGGAGTCAGTTATTCGGTTGATGGGGTGGAATCAAACCCGTGGGGTTGTTGCTGGTGCGTATCTAGCCCGTAAAGAACCGAAGACCTACATCCTGTCGCTGGATGGTGGAGATGGTATTAACGGCTCCCGTGGCAAAGTCACGATGGATAAAGATGGTCTTGTCAGGGCTTACCGCGTAGCTACTGGCTTTATGATGATCCAGAAGCAAGTCTTTACCAAGTTGGCTGAACTGCATCCTGAGTGGAAACACATGGATAACGGCAGTCCGCAAACGCTCTATAGCTTCTTTGACTTCTTGGTAACCCCAGAAGGAATGATTGGCGAAGACTTCCTCTTCTGCGACCGTGCGCGTGAGGCTGGGTTTGAAGTATGGGTTGACCCGACCATAAAGCTGGGTCACATGGGCGTGATTGAGCATAAGAGCGACTTTGGTAACGATGTGCTTTATCCGTCCTTGGACGCCGCGCAAACGATGAGTACCGCAGCGTGAGTACGATTCAAACTTCTCCGGTTACTTGGGTTGTAGAACGCTTAATGTGTGATTGTGGCGGTGAGTTTCAACATAAGTTTAGCGTCAAATACAAAACCAATCCGTTCACTCATGTGTGCGATAAGTGTAATGCCATTGAAGAGACAGGCGCTATATATCCTAAAACCGTTTGGAGAGAAGCATGAGCCAAGCATGGACGCGCAAAGAGGGCAAGAACCCCAATGGTGGTTTAAACGCCAAGGGCAGGGCTTCATACAACGCAGCTAATCCGGGCAAACCCGGTTTGAAAGCTCCTCAACCCGAAGGTGGGAGCCGCAAGAAGTCATTCTGTGCCCGGATGACGGGTATGAAGAAGAAACTGACTTCAGCCAAGACCGCCAATGACCCGAACAGTAGGATAAATAAAAGTCTTCGGGCTTGGAAATGCTGAGGAGATAAACATGAAAAAGCGCCGTTTTGATGAGGGTGGTGAAATAGATCGCAAAAGGTTTGCGGCTGGTATCACCGTCGATAAAGACTATCCAGATGACAAAGAGAAATCATCTCCCAAAGCAACTAAGAAAAAAGTAGATGAAACGGAATCGGGGCCGCAAGAAGATACTAGCGCCGTAAGTGGCATGGCAAGCAGAAAGTATAAGAATATGCCGTCCGATGAGCGTAAAGAAGAAAGCGCTAAGAATATTCGGGAATTGGCAGAAGATGCTTTAACTATTCTTCCCGCTGGTAGGGCTGCTATGGCGGTTGGTAGGGTTGGAGAGGCGGCTACGGTTGCTGGAAGAACTTATGCAGAAAGACAGCGCTTTTTAAAACAGGCTGAAAAAGAATATAACCAAATAAAAGATGATTTGGCAAAAGGTAACACCCCTACTCAGCATTCAAATATATTTGGTAAACGTGGAATATCAGGTCAAGAGGCCACTAATTCTGCTGTAACCCGTCTTAGGGAAAAAGGCTACGCCAAAGGTGGTTCTATACGTGGCGGTGGCATTGAATCTCGCGGCAAGACTAAAGGGCGGTTTGTGTAATGCCTAGCTCTTCCGCAAAGCAATCTCGTTTCATGGCAGCAGTAGCTCATAGCCCCTCATTTGCTAAAAAAGTTGGGGTATCTCAATCTGTCGGCAAAGACTTCAATACTGCTGACAAAGGTAAGACTTTTAATAGGGGTGGCATGATGAAAAAACGTCGTTTTGATGAAGGTGGTGATGTTTCGGATTACGAAATAGACCCGGATAGCCGCCGCGCACATGGTTTGTATGATGAAAAACCTGCGGCTAAAAAAACAAGCAAAAAGGCAACGAAAAATTCAGCAGCTTTGGATGCTGAGTTGACCCGTGAAGCTTTGGCTCGTGAAAAAGCCCGCGATGTCGCCGCAAAAAGAAATTACGAAAAAGATGTTAGACCCGGATTGGATATGGCAGAGATGAGTTCACCGGCTGGAACTAACATGGGTCTGCGAACTAAAGATATGCGTAATTTTGCTAAAGGCGGCATGATGAAAGAATCTAAAGCAATGGTTGGTAAAGAGGTCATGTTCATGAAGAAGAAAGGCGCTCCTGCGTCCATGATCAAACATGAGAAATCCGAAATGGGTATGGCTAAAGGCGGCATGTCCTACGCCAAGGGTGGTGGTATTGAGTCCCGTGGCAAGACCAAGGGAACAATGGTTCGTATGGCTTCTGGCGGTTCTGTTGGCTCCGCTTCACGCCGTGCGGACGGTATTGCTCAACGCGGCAAGACCCGCTGCTAGGATGCGCCCATCTCGTGGGATGGGGGCCATAGCCCCCTCAAAGGTGCCTAAACTCATCAAGAAGCGGGATGGGAACGAACCTGTTAAAGTGTTTAAACAGGGCGGGGAAACAAAGTCCAAAGTGAATGCTGCGGGTAACTACACCAAGCCGGGGCTTCGTAAACGCATCTTCAATAGCGTCAAGGCTGCGGCAATTGTAGGCACGGGTGCTGGGCAGTGGTCAGCCCGTAAAAGTCAGGTATTAGCAAAGAGATATAAGGCCAGTGGCGGTGGATATCGTGATTAAAAAGCCACAGCAATCCCTTAAAGACTGGGGTGACCAGAAATGGCGCACAAAGTCTGGTAAACCATCGTCAAAGACAGGCGAAAGATACCTGCCAGAGAAGGCAATTAAAGCCCTCAGTCCACAAGAGTATGCAGCCACTACCAAAGCTAAACGGAAAGGTAAGGCGGCGGGTAAGCAGTTTGTAGCCCAGCCCAAGAGCATAGCCAGAAAAACAGCAGGATATAGATAAAAGGAAGAATTATGAACCCATCTGAATATCAAGAATGGATAGATGAATGTCTGGCTGATGAGAATAGAGAAATAGAAGATCAGATTATGGCTGACGAAGAGCATGGCCTATAACACTACAGGCACTGTTGCGTTCAACCTAGACCTCAATAACCTCATAGAAGAGGCTTTTGAGCGTTGTGGGCAAGAGCTTCGTTCGGGCTACGATATGCGTACCGCCCGCAGAAGCTTGAACTTGCTTACTTTGGAGTGGGCGAACCGTGGGTTGAATATGTGGACTGTGGAGCAAGGCCAGATTGTCTTGGCTACCGGGCAAAGCACCTACGCCCTCCCCACAGACACAATAGACTTGCTGGATAGTGTTATCCGCACTGGCGCAGATAGCAACCAGATTGATGTCAATATTAGTCGCATTAGCGAATCTACCTATTCAACCATTCCAAATAAGAACGCTACAGGAAGACCTATTCAGGTTTGGATTAACCGGCAGTCAGGGACTACAGCCCCTACAACAGTTACGCTAAATGAGACTCTTACTGCCACTGACACAACGATTACTCTGAGTACTACGGTAGGTCTGGCAAGTGCTGGATATATCAAGATTGACTCAGAAATCATCTACTACAGCGGCACAACCAGCACAACCATACAGAATTGTGTGCGTGGACAGGCCAATACCACTGCTGCCGCGCATACAACGGCTACGGCTATCTACGTAGTCAACTTGCCAGCAATTAATGTCTGGCCCACTCCTGACAGCAGCCAAACCTATACGTATGTGTATTGGAGGCTTCGCCGGATGCAGGATGCTGGAAACGGTGTAAACGGGGAGGATATTCCTTTTAGGTTTCTGCCCTGTATGGTGGCTGGGCTGGCATTCTACTTGTCCATGAAGATACCCGGAGCCGAAGCAAGAATACAGATGCTTAAGGCGGAGTATCAAGAGCAGTTTGAGATGGCGTCAACGGAAGACCGGGAAAAAGCACCTGTTAGGTTTGTTCCTAGAGACATGATGGTAATGTAATGCCTACACCATTTGCCTCTGGCAGCAAAGCAATTGCCGAATGTGACCGGTGTGGCTTTCGCTATAAGCTAAAAGAGTTAAGAAGTCTGATAATTAAGACCAAGAATGTGAATATCTTGGTTTGCCCAGAATGCTGGGAAGAAGATCAGCCTCAGTTGCAGCTTGGGATGTATCCGGTTAACGACCCACAGGCGATTAGGAATCCACGCCCAGACACCAGCTACGTGACTTCAGGGGTGGGCGATGACGGATACCCTAGTGGGGGTAGTAGAATCATCCAATGGGGCTGGAATCCGGTGGGCGGTTCTAGGCAGTTTGACGCAGCTTTAACCCCCAATAACTTAGCCCTAACGGTTAGTATTGGCACGGTTACAATAGCGGTTACTTAGGAGATTCAAATGGATAAGAAACAGGTTAAGAAGATTGCCGACCAAGAAGTTAAGGTGCATGAGAAACGTCTACACGGCATGAAAAAGGGTGGCGTTACTTCGGTTGCGATGAAAGCCGTGGGTCGTAATATGGCCCGTGCGAACAATCAGAGGGGCAAATAATGGCTGACAATCTCCCGGCTTCTGCCTATGCCAAACCGCACACGATGACCGGTAAATCTGTAACCATCAAAAACAATCCCGGTTCTGGTAAGGATATGAGCGACGGTAAAAACCGGCGCATGAGTGTTGGCAATGTCAGCAACTCAATGAACAATGAGATTAAGACCTCTGGTATTCAGGTGCGCGGCGGTAAGGCGCAGACCAAAGGCAAGATGGCTCGTGGCCCGATGGCCTAAGCTATGAACTACTCTACGCTGTTTCTAACGATCAAGGGTTACCTTGAGTCCGACTTCCCCGATACTATTTTCTATGGTACCGATGGAGTAACCGCGACTACCTTTACCAGCGTAGAGCAGATCAATACATTCATCACCCAAGCTGAACAGCGTATATACAACTCTGTTCAGTTTCCTTCGTTGCGGAAGAACGTAACTGGCACTGCCACTACAAGCAACAAATACTTGTCCTGCCCTGCTGACTTTCTGGCTCCGTATTCAATGGCGGTGGTTACAGGCGTTACTAATGCAAACCTTGATACAGGCACTTACTCATACCTTCTGAATAAAGACGTTAACTTCATCCGCGAGTCTTACCCATCGCCAAATGATACTGGTGTTCCGGCTTATTACGCTTTGTTTGGCCCTACTACTACGAACGCAACTCCCCCCGTGCCAACCACGGAGTTGTCGTTCCTTTTGGGGCCGACCCCTGATGCCTCCTACAGCATAGAGCTTCACTACTACTATTACCCTGAGTCAATTATTCAAAGACCCATTACTGGGTTAGGGTCTGTTACAGGCGGAAGTAGTTACACTAATGGAACGTATTCTAATGTCCCCCTTACAGGTGGAAGCGGTAGCGGCGCTATTGGTGATGTTGTAGTGGCTGGTGGAATTGTAACTTCTGTATCCTTGGTAAGCGGCGGGACAGGATATGTTGTTGCTGATACTTTGAGCGCAACTGCTGCAAATATTGGTGGTTCTGGTACTGGGTTTTCTATCCCCGTATCAACTGTTGGTAATACTTCAGGGCAATCTTGGCTGGGGGATAACATTGATTCAGTCCTGCTCTACGGTGCAATGGTTGAAGCTTGCACGTTCCAAAAGGCTGAAGCGGATATCCTTGCCAACTACAACGGCAAGTATCAAGAAGCCCTCATGCTGGCTAAACGGTTGGGTGATGGCCTTGAGCGTCAAGATGCCTACCGCAGTGGGCAAGCTAGGGTTCCGGTGAAATAAGATGGCATTTACCGGCAATTACACAACTGACGCCTTTCTCTTGGGGATGCCTAGCGGGTCATATAACTTCGCTACCGGCACTACAGATGTATACAAGATTGCCCTGTATACCAACGCGGCTACGCTGAATGCAGATACTGCCGCCTATACTGCTACGGGTGAGGTTACAGATACAGGTTATACAGCTACGGGGTCTATTTTGACGGTTAGCACAGTCCCTGTTGTTACAAGCAACGTAGCTTACTGGTCGTTCGACAATGTTTCATGGTCAGGCGTTATTACCGCCCGTGGTGCGCTGATTTACAAGGTCAGTGGCGGAACAGTCTGCGTTCTGGACTTTGGTTCGGATAAGACCTCTACCGCTACATTTACCGTGCAGTTTCCTTCGCCAGATAATACTTCAGCTATCATAAGGATTGCGTAATGCTTATTACTACGACCAAAGGTGACATGGAAGAATCCTTGCTGGAGAAGCGGGAAGGCTCTGTGGACAATGATATTGAAATGACTACTTGGGTAGAATATTGGCATGAAGGTGAGTTGGTGCATCGTTCCGCTCATGTAACACTTAAACAACCTGTCACATTCGGTGATGGTGTGGCAGCAGCCTTAAGTTAAAGGAGAAATAATGGCTAATACCCAAAGTATGTGTACTTCGTTCTTAGGTGAGTTGATGGTAGGTCAGCATCAGTTTGGCACTTCTACACTGGTTTCCCGCACTAGCTTGACCGCGCCGACAACCGATACGTTTAAAGCGGCAATGTATTTTGCCTCTGCAACGATCAATGCTTCGACTACGGCGTATTCAGCTACCGGTGAAGTGACCAATACCTCTGGCTCTGGCTATACGGCTGGTGGCGTTACGGTAACCAATGCAACGGCTCCGGCTGCGACGAACTCAAGCACTACGGCTGGTATAGCTTACTGGACGCCTTCGGCAAGTTTTACTTGGACTGCGTTGACGATTACGACAGCGTTTGATGCCTTGCTGCTCTACAACTCCACACAAAGCAACAAGGCTGTAAGTGTCCATACGTTCGGTTCGCAGACTATTACATCTGGAACATTTACGCTTACGATGCCTACCAATAACACAACGAGCGCACTGCTGCGTCTGTCCACTACTTAATAGGGCGCGGCAATGCCGCGTAACTTATGTTCGGGACATCCGCATTTGCCCAAGCACCGTTTGCGTCATTAGGCGACGTATCGGTAACAGTTGCTTTAACAGGAGATGCGGCATCTGGTGCGGTAGGGACAGTTACGGTAGCAAGTGTAGTTGCTCTTACAGGTGATTTGGCAAGTGGGTTAGCTGGAACAGTTGCGGCAGGGAATTCAGTTGTTCTGACCGGGGTTGGCGGCAGTGGGTTTATAGGGGCGTTAGGCGTTACAAGTTCGTTTGCCCTGACTGGTGTATTAGGTAGTGGGTCAGTTGGAACGCTAAGTGTTACAAAAGCAATGGATTTATCAGGTGTGCTTGGGAGTGGATTAGCTGGAACGGTTGTAGCAACAAGGTCAGTCGCCATTACCGGAGTTCTTGCAAGCGGTTTGGTTGGAACGATAGGTATTGAAAAGTCATTTGCTTTAACTGGTGTAGATGCAGCCGGTTTGTTAAGTGGCTTTTTAGTGCAATCAACAATTGGCAGTGCTTCCGCCAGCGGGTTTGTAGGAACAGTAACTCCCGGACTTAGTTTTGGGTTGTCAGGTGTAGCCGCAGCAGGGTTGGTAGGGTCTGTAGCGCGTGGTGAGGCTTCTTTTGCTCTTACAGGCGTGCTTGGAAGTGGCTTAGTAGGAACGGTTGGGCATTCAAGAACGGCTGCTTTGACGGGCGTGTTTGCAACAGGTCTTACTGGGATAATGGTGCCGGTTTATTGGAGAGTGATTGACGATTCTCAAACCGCTGATTGGGTGGTTATAAATGCCTCAAACGCTACGTCATGGGGAACGATAGACAACTCCCAGACAACTGGCTGGACAGTGATAGGAACGGTGAACTAAATGGCTCTTGTTATTGCAGATCGGGTCAAAGAAACTACTATTGTTACTACAGGAACGGCGACCTTACTTGGGGCGGCTACTGGGTTTCAGTCTTTTGCTGTTATTGGTAACGGTAACACCACCTACTACTGTATCGCTGGACAGGGTACTTCGGAGTGGGAAGTTGGGGTTGGCACTTACACCTCATCTGGCACCACGCTTGCGCGGACAACGGTTCTCTCTAATAGCTCTGCAACCCAGCCCTCTGCGTTATCTTTCAGCGCCGGAACCAAAGACGTATTTGTTACCTACCCGTCTGAGTAT